CATGGAATCTAAAGACATTCTTTAATGCTGAATTAAGCAAGATGTACTTTGCCCAAGCTCAATGTTATATGTGGCTAACAGGAAAAGAAAAGTATCGTTTAATCTATGCTTTAGTGCCAACACCACAACACATGGTATTGAATGAATGCGAGAAGTTGGCTTGGAAATATGGCAAGAATTATGATAATGAAGACTACATCGCACAAACGCAACAAATCCAACGTAATAACGATTTAATCAAAGATTTACCTATTGAAAAAAGAGTGAAAGTATTTGCATTTGATTATGATCCTCAATTCATTGAAACTCTAAAAACTAAAATTGAAAAAGCTCGTGAATATTATAAAACTTTAAAACTATAATTATGAAAGAAAAATTTGAATTTATTTACAACACTGTAAAAAATAACATGGAAAAATTAGATAAAAAACTAATTAATGTTGAACAAGCAAAAGCTATGGCTTCATTGGCTAAACAAGCTAACAATGTGTTAGTTACTCAATTAGATGCTGGCAAGTTTATAGCTAATATTAAAGACGCAAAAATACATTTAGATGAAGTTGGATTATAATACTTTACAAGTTTTTAAACATACACGAAGCCCTTATGAAATATGGTGCTTTGAAAATGTTGGGACTTTAGGCTTTCAACTTCATCAATTTAGAAAAGGATTTTTAAAACGTAAAAATGTTAATGGGTATAAAAAAACAAATAAAAATACTCCTATTATAATTGATAAATTGATAAATTCTTTTGATAGAAAAATAAAAAATATCTCAATATTTACAGATAATGTAAAAGATGAATACTTTGAAAGAATCAAACATATTTTTGATGAACATTATAACGATACTTTTGAACCTAAAAAAAGTAAAAAGACTTGTTATTATGAATATTTAGCTGATAATTATATCCTATATAAAAAAAATTATAAATCAAAAACATTTAAAGAATTTAAAAGTAGTGGACTTTTAAAAAATTATAAAAATTAAAATTATAAATTATGAAAAACGAAATAGAACAACACATCACAAGATTGAATGAATATGAAAATACTTTATTCAGCACAATTTGCCAATATGCAAACATTCAGATTGATGACTTAATAGGTCAAAAAAGAAAAAAAAGATTTGTAGACGCAAGGAAAGCAACCAGTTTTATCTTGAAACAGAAAGGTTATACACATCAACACATCGGAGAGATTATTAGTTTGATTCCAAAAGACCATACAACTATCATGTACCATTTTGAAAAAGCGAAAGCTCACTATGACTTGGAACTTGAATTTAGAAATCTAGTTGTTATGGTTAAAAATAAGATGAAAGTATTTGAAGACAAACAAAAAGAATTATCAAATGCAGAAATTAAATGATTATATAAAAGAGAATCCTCAAATGAAATTAGAGCATATATCAAGGCTTTATGGAGTGAGTGTGAGTGCAATAAGCAAACGTAGAAAATCGCTTGGAATTAAGCACGAAACTGGTGAACTTTGTAAAAAGATTGCATCAATGCTGGATAAACGAAATATCGAGATAGCAAAGGAATTAAGATGCTGCCAAAAATTAGTCGCATGTGTGAGATTTAAGAACAATAAAGAAAAAAGAATGAACAGAAAAGTAGAATTGAATGCAGAACAAATAAAGTTAGTAAAGGCAAATTATGATAAGATAAGCATTGATAAGCTCGCTAAATTAGTCGGAGTGACTAAAAACATCCTACGTTCACGCATGATTGATATGAAGCTATATAACGAGAAATCAAAGGTTAACTTCTACGGCTACGATTTAGACAATGGCAATGGCTATTTTGATTTAGATAAATACACTAAAATTATGTACTAATATGGATCCGAAATACTTAAAAAGTAACACCGACATCACTCTAATATTAACGTATGCAACGCAGATTAGTAGATTATGTGAGAATGTTATCTTGGATATGCAGTTAACAAAGAATCTTAAAAAAGACTTCACGGATGCAATGCAATCAGCTAACAGAATCCATAAAATTATAGCCAGTATTACTAACTACGAAATGCGCAAAGAGATACATGAAAGGACTACTAACAATTACGATACAGGTGCATTTGATAATATTATGTTCACAATTGGTCAAATGTCAGATGAACAACGTAATTTAGCAGATGAGGTATTGAGCGAAATATTAAATGGAACTTTAAAAATAAACAGAAACAATGAATAAAAATTTAAAAGGGTTTGAATACCTCGGAAAAACTAAAAGCGACAAAGGAAAAACATTTGAGACAAAAGAAGTTGATGTCGCTAAAATGAAAGCGGTAAGAATTGATAAAAAAACAATTAAATTAGTAAAGAAATGAACGAAGCAATTAAAGAAATTCTTGATGAAATAACAGAAAATGGTACAAAATATTTAAGTAAAGCAAAGCTAAATGAATTTGCAATACAAATATGTAATTTGCAAATCCAAAATATAGTAGGAGAATTGGAATCAATACATTATATGTCATCATATCACGTTGGTAATTATAGCCAAAACGTAGCAGAAGAAATTTATTAACAAAAAAAACAAATAAACAATGAGTACAATGATTAGCGGTTACATTACCCTAGAAAAAATGAAAGAAATCGTAAAAGTATGCGAATCTAAAAACGAAACAGGCTTTAAATTTACAGCCAGCATTTCAGACCAATCAAACCAATACGGGCAAAATGTATCCTTCTTTGCAGAACAATCTAAAGAGCAAAGAGATGCAAAGGTAAATAAGTATTATTTCGGAAATGGAAAGGTATTTTGGACAGATGGAAAAATTAGTTTAGGAACTAAAGACCAGCCAATACCAACTAGCGAAGTAAAGTATCAAGGTGGTAAGGTTGAAGATGTAAGAGTTTTACAGGCTGAATCTGACGATTTACCATTCTAGTCAAAAAATAATATATAAATTTGTAGTTCAGTTCTTTAATTAAAAACATGGTGTGAGAACCATTATTTATAACAATTTTAAATGCCATTGTAGGTATTGCAAAAAACAGAATAGTATTTTTATCAATTGTAATATTATTCTTAATTCTCACTTGCAGTACTTACGATGGTTTTTTATTTATGATTACATTAGATAGATGTTTAAGATTGCTCGAAAGTGGTTTATCACTTGCAACTTTAAGCGAAAACAAACAAGCTAATTTTAGTTGGAAGCCAAACCAACAAACTCCGCTATCGAAAGAGGAATTTGCAAAGCGCTATCACTACCAAGGCGGGATCATGCTGAAAAGCGGTGAGCAAATGAAAGCGACTTCAAACATTGCTTTGATTACAGGATACAATAACATCGAAGTTATTGACGTGGATTTGAAAGTATTTGCAACTTTACCCGAGCAAAGTAACTTTTGGAATGAGCTTCACGATTATTTGAAATCGAATATTGATGACTTTGATTTAAAGTTTGTAATATACAAAACTAAAAACCAAGGTTATCATATCCTTTATAAATGCAAAACGATTGTAGGTAATTCAAAGATTGCTAAATTAAAAGGACATAAAGAATGCGTAATCGAATCCCGTGGAATAGGCGGTTATGTTGTGGTTTATGATAATCAAATTAGCAAATTAGACTATCTCGAAATTAAGGCTATCACAGAACGTGATAGGCAAATATTGTGGGACATATGTAAGACTTACAACTATGTTGAAGAAAGCGAAACGATACAACCTGAAAAGAAAGAAGTTAAAGAGTATGCAGAAAACGAAATCACTCCATGGAAAGACTACAATGATAAAACCGACATCTTTGATGTTATAGGTTCGGACTTCAAGATAGTTAAGAAATTAGCAAACCATTATATTATTTTACGTCACGGAGCTACATCCGTGCAAAGCGGTTATGTTTATAGAAACTCTAATTGCATGTACTTGTTTTCTACTGGGACTATATACCCAAACGAAAAACTGATTAGTCCTTTCAGTGCGTATGCAATCAAATATCATAACGGCAATTATAAAGAAGCCGCAAAGGATTTATATAATCAAGGATTTGGAAGTAGAATCGTAACTAAAAAGAAAGCTATTGAAGATAAAGAAATAATCAATATCAATGCAGATGAATTGAATTTCCCTATTGATATATTTCCTCAAGACATTCAAGAGTACATGATTGAATGTAACAAGACTTTAGATAGCTCGATTGATTACATGGGATGTTCAATGTTATGGCTACTTTCAGTTATTGTAGGCAATTCAATTCAGATTGAAGTTAAACGTGGGTGGTACGAAACTTGCAATGTTTGGATTGCTATCGTTGGTAAGGCGGGACTTGGTAAGACTCCAAGTATTAGCAATATTATTTATCCACTCCAAAAAATCAATTCAAAAAGAATCAAAGAATACATCAAACAATATGATAAGTACGAAGCCTATTCAAAGTTAACCGCTGATGAACAAAAGCAAAAAGAAGAAACAAAGAAGCCTATAAAAAATCAATTCATTGCTAATGATATTACTTTGGAAGCATTAGTAGATTTGCACCAAGAATCAAAAAATGCAGTCGGAGTATTTAAAGACGAACTTGCTGGATGGTTTAAGGACATGAATAAGTATCGTGCGGGATCAGACCTTGAATTTTGGTTAAGCTCGTGGAGTGGTAAGAGTGTAAGCATGAATCGAAAAACCGCAAAATCCTCGTTTGTTGAAAAACCTTTCATCCCAGTTTTAGGTGGCATTCAACCTGGTATATTAGAGCAATCATATACCGCTGAAAATAAAGAGAATGGATTTGTTGATAGGATGTTAGTATCAATGCCAGAATTAGAGATTGAAAGCTATAATACCAACGAAATGCACGAAGCGACTTTATTATGGTACGAAACGTTTATAATAGGAATTTATGAGCATGTTAAATTCACATTGATTGAATATGACCAGGATGCTGAAATCCTAGTTAAGAATGCTAAAATGGATGCAAAAGCTAAAATCGAGTGGCAAAGAATCTTCAATGACATTACAAATGTGCAAAATTCAGACGATGAAAACGAATACATGAAAAGCATGCTACCAAAACAAAAGAGTTATATACCTCGATTTGCGCTTTTAATACACATTTTAGACTACTTTATGGATGTTAAGCATAAAGACCCTTATATCGTGAATAAAGACGCAATTTTGAAGGCTGAAAAGCTATCCAAGTATTTTATCCAAATGGCAAAGAAAGTCAAGGTAAATTCGATTGAGCACAAAGAAATTAAAGACGTAATTTACAATTCTAAAAATAAGACCATCAAGCAGAAATTTATTGAAATGTACGAAAGTAATCCCAATTTGAATAAAAATGCTGCTGCTGAAATGTTAGGAGTGTCACGTCAACAAATTTATCGTTATATAAATGAAATCGAGAAAAAAGTGTAACAAAGTGTAACATTTTGTAACATAAAAAAATCATAACTCATTGATAATCAATTGTAACATGTAACATTGTGTAACATCAAGAAAAAAGAAAAATAAAAATGAAATCTAAAAAAAAATTAAAATTTTCAAAAAGTGTAACATGTTACACTATTTTTTCATAACTCATTGATTATCAATACTAAAGTGTAACATTTTGCCCTAAAAAAGTGTAACATTTTTGTAACGTAGTGTAACATTTAAAAAAATATAATATGAACAGAGAAACCAAAAAAAGATTCTTACAAGCAAAGCGTGAACATCTTATTAGAAAGTACCCAACGTGGACAGAAGATGACATTAAAAGTTTTAGTCATTATACCAAAACTGATAACGGAGCAAATGGCTTAACTCGATGTATAATCGACTGGATTACTTTCAATGGAGGCCAAGCAGAACGAATAAATACAATGGGCCGCAGAGTTGACAATACAAAGACAGTTAAGGACGTTTTAGGCTTCACCAGGGTAGTTGGTTCGGTTAGCTGGCAAAAGGGCACAGGAACGAAAGGGAGCGCTGATATAAGCGCAACCATCCCAATGGTAGTCAATAACATGAAAGTAGGAGTAAGTGTGAAAATCGAGGTTAAGTATGGCAAAGATAGACAAAGCGAGGATCAAAAGAAGTATGAACATTCAATCAATGAAGCTGGGGGGATTTATGTAATCGCTCGCAATATTGATGATTTTATTGAATGGTATGATGAAACTTTTAAAAACTAATAAATAAATAAATTATGAACGTAATAAGTCTTTTTAACGGAATGAACACGGGCCGCCAAGCCCTTGAAAATATTGGTATCAAAGTAAATAAATACTATTCAAGTGAAATCAAACAATATGCAATAACATTAACCCAATACCATTTTCCCGACACAATTCAAGTTGGGGATGTCACAAAATGGATAGAATGGGATATTGATTGGGGAAGTATTGATTTGATATTAAGTGGTAGCCCTTGTCAAGATTTGAGTGCAGCTGGTAAACGTGCTGGGATCCACGGAGCTAAAAGTAGTTTGTTTTTTACGTTTGTCGATATACTGAATCATATAAAGTCACTTAATCCTAATGTATTATTTTTGCAAGAGAATGTTGGTAGTGCATCAAAATTAGATGTTGGAATAATGAGCAGAGCATTGGGGGTTTATCCAGTAAGGATTAATAGTAAGTTAGTCACAGCGCAATTAAGGGATCGATATTATTGGTCAAATATTAGAACTAAGCAAGATGGTTTATTTGGGGATATAGTTACTGATATTCCACAACCTAAAGACAAATGTATAATGTTTAAGGATATTATAACGGATGGTTATGTTGAAAGAGTGAAGGCTAATTGTTTACTTGAAGGTGATTATGAAATGTTTATTAAAGATGAAATTAAACAAGATGAATATTTAAAAAAAAGAATAAAAAAAGGAAAACAAACTCCTAATTTAGTTTATTATGAAAACAACGAATTAAGATGTAAAACAAATACCAATAAAGGATATGATGTTGTTACTGAAAATGATTGTATTAATTTAGCTTTTCCAAATTCAACAAGTCGAAGAGGTAGAGTTACAAAAGGTAAAGCTCCTTGCTTGACAAAAGTAGTTGAGCCGTTATACTCTTACAAAGATGGAATAGTAAGAACAGTTAACAAGGTAGAGATGTGCAGATTGCAAGGTTTTCCCGATGACTATTGCGATATACTTTCAACAGCTAAAGCAGGATCATTGCTAGGCGATGGATGGACTTTGCCAGTTATTGAACATATATTTTCATTTATTAAATAACGTGACTTATATTACACATAACAATCATTAAGAAGTATATTTTATAACACATTATGCAAATAGAATTTAAGATTACAGGTGAAGACCAAAACGAATTAATGCCATACTTTCAAGCGCAAAATAGAGATGCTTTTTTATTTGAATTATTCCATAATTTTTTTAGACAATGGAAAAATACAGATGGCATGGTTGACATTGAAGATGTTAAAGAAAAGTTATTTGAGTTAAAGAATGAACATAATATTATTTTAATCAATTAATTGTAGACTAACTTTGTTTTCCAAATGAACTTAATTGACTGATATAGTACAAGAGTACCCAATACTTATCGAAGCTAGTAAGAAGATTACTAACAACCATGAGCTACACATGGACTTACTTCACTATGCTTTAGAGGAACTATATTCTAAAAAGAACTATGAAGAAATAATCAATAGTGGTGGGGTTCGTTTCTATGTAGTCAGAATCATGCTTACTCAATGGCGGTCGAATACAGGCCCATTCTATAAGATGTTTTTTAATCAGAAATCAAATGAGATAACTGATGACATTATTGAATATAAAGAATACGACCATAACGAGCTCGAATACATCAAAGCATTAGAAGATTTAGCATGGTACGATAAGGAACTATTCAAGATATTTTCAGATAAACAACACACCATTTCGAGCTTATCTCGTGAAACTGGCATACCGAGGTCAAGTGTTGACATTACCATTAAAAAAGTACGCAAAATATTACGCAAACTATGAGTAGAGTATTAGTAATCGGAGACATTCACGAACCATTTTGTTTGGATGGGTATCTTGAACATTGTAAAAAACAATATAAGGATTTCAAATGTGATAAGGTAGTATTTATCGGAGACATAATTGACTCACATTATAGCTCATTTCATAGCACGGATCCCGATGGTTTGAGCGCAATCGATGAGCTCAATGCTTCGATTAAGAAGTTACGCAAATGGCACAAGGCGTTCCCAAATGGAACAGTTATAATTGGCAATCATGACAGGATTGTAGCACGCAAGGCATTAGCCAATGGAATTAGCGCAAAGTGGATTAAGGAGTTTAAAGACGTATTAGAAGTGCCAACGTGGAATTTCACAACGGATAAAATTATTGATGGCGTGTATTACGTTCACGGAGAAGGCGCAACGGCATTCATGAAAGCAAAGAATCAGTTTCGATCCGTGGTTGCCGGCCATACACATACGAAATGCTACATCGAATATATTAACAATGTATTCGGTATGCAAGTTGGTTGCGGTGTGGATGCTAAGGCTTACGCTATGGCATACGCTAAAAACTATGCACCACCTCAAATAGCCTGCGGAGTGGTTATTGATGGCAAATTACCGATTATAATTAAAATGCACTAAAATATATATTTAACTATATGAAATGGAAATTTGAAAACTTAGATATAGTCTTTTCATGTAATGAAGATGACTTCAAACGCACTAGCGATTATTCACGAAATAAACTAAAGACAGATGATAAAATTATTATTATTGACGGCGCTAATATCGATGGGAACGATAGCACTCATATTGAATCCGATATATGCGAAAGTAGTGAAGATATTATCAATACTGACAAACATAAACCTAGAAGGAAAGCCTCTAAAGTGTCCGACATGCCTACCATTTTGGATAACGATGATAGTATTATTGAGTAATGGAACTTCAATATTATATTGTATTCTTTTTAGTTTTTGCGCTAGCTACCTTGGGGAGTATTTTTTTAAAAGACTTACCTCATGAGAAAGACTATTAAACTGAATATTTATGATTGTAAGGTTAACTTTATACTTTCATTAGATATCAATAAAGACATTAAGAGGATATCCACAAAGAATAAACAACCTTTTACGATTGATTATGAAGTTGAGGGAATAGTATTCTATTTTAATTTAAGTGAATACTTTATATTGATTAATGATGACTATTTAACTCATAATACATTAGCACATGAGATTTATCATTTAGTTATCAAAGTAACCGAACCTAGAGACATAACAGACGAAGAAGCGCAAGCCTGGTTATGTGGTAAGCTAACTCAAGAGATATATAAATTTTTAGAACAAAACAAAGTAGAAATTAAATGACAATGACAATCACACAAGAAGATAAGGAGATATTATTAGAGAATAAGAAGATTATTCTCGATATAACACATGGGTATAAGATGGATGAATTAAAGGTATTATATGACGTACATAATCGAATATATAAAACTAATAAGAGCCCAAATGGGTGCGGTTCATGTATCAGAAGCGTAATGATATCACTTCAAAAAGCATTGTCTAAAGTATTATGAAAATAAAATTAAACCCGAATAATCCTCGAATAATTAAGGATGACAAATTTAAAAAGTTAGTTCAATCAATAAAGGACTTTCCTGAAATGCTTGACATCAGACCTATCGTAGTCAATAAGGATGGTATTATTTTAGGTGGTAATATGAGATTTAAAGCGTGCTTAGAAGCTGGGATAAAAGAACCGCCATATAAGGTAGTTGACTTAACAGAAGAACAGCAAAAGGAATTTCTTATTAAAGATAATGTTAGTGGCGGTGAATGGGATTGGGATGCATTAGCAAATGAGTGGGATGTTGAACAATTAGATAGCTGGGGATTAGATATGCCTAGTGTAGAAGTTAAGGAATTAGAAGCAGAGGAAGATGACTTCAATGCACCCGAGGGCGGTATTGAAACGGATATTGTTATAGGTGATTTATTTGAGATTGGTGAACATAGATTGCTTTGCGGTGATAGTACGGATAGTGATGCAGTTGCTAAATTAATGAATGGAGAAAATGCAGAATTATTATTTACAAGTCCACCTTATTCAGATATGAGAGAATATAATGGCAGTAAAGATTTATCTGTAAGTAACATAGTAGAATTTATTACATCCTTTTATCAGTATTGCGAATATCAAGTAATTAATTTAGGAATACAAAGAAAAGAAAATGATATCATTCAATATTGGGATGATTATATTGAAAAGGCTAAAGATAATGGATATAAGTTTTTAAGTTGGAATATATGGCATAAATCAAGTGTATCAGTAGGGCAACAATCTGCTTTTATTCCAATCTATCACGAATGGATATTTGTATTTGGAAAAAAATTTAAAAATATAAATAGAACTTGGGAAAGAGAATCTAAAATAAGTTCAAAGAAAAGCAGAAAAGTTAGACAAGCAGATGGTTCTATGAAAGAATCAAGTATTGGAATACAACAAAGCAATAAAGAAATGGAATCAGTATTTTATTCAAATGTTGAATTAGGAAGCATAAGAAGTTTACATCCTGCAACATTTCCAATTGAATTGCCATCTGAATACATTAAAGCAATAACTAATGAAGGAGATTTGATAGTTGAACCATTTACAGGAAGCGGTTCAACAATGGTAGCATCACACCAACTTAAACGTAAATGTTACGGGATGGAATTAGACCCGAAATATTGCCAAGTGATAATTGATAGAATGAAAAAACTAGACCCGAGTTTAGTAATTAAAAAGAACGGGGTTACAATGTAAATACAGAGTATGGAAGGTAAAAACGGAGGTATATTAAAACCATTTGAAAAAGGTGAAAGCGGGAACCCAAATGGGCGCCCGAAAGGTTCAAAGAATCGCAGTACGATTGCACGTAGATGGCTTGAGGTCAATCAAAATTTAAAGAATCCGTTAACGGGTGAGAATGAGAACATGAGCCAAGAAGATTTGATGACATTAGCTTTAATTAAGAAAGCTCGTGAAGGTGATACGAACGCATACAAGGCATTGATGGATAGCGGTTACGGAGCGCCAGTACAACAGATTGACAATGACATTACGATAAAAGAATTCGACATTAGTAAACTCTATAATGGAGAAGCACAGTAAGGCATGGGATTTACTTGGAAGCAAAAGTAGATATTTCGTAGTCACGGGTGGTCGTGGTTCCGGTAAGTCGTTCGAGGTTGGTAGGTTCATAACGTTATTATCATTTGAACAAGGTCATAAGATACTATTCACGAGGCAAACGATGACATCGGCGCACTTGTCTATTATACCTGAATTTAAAGAGAAAATAGAGTTACTTAAATTAGAGGATATGTTTAGTATCTCTAAAAGTGAAATAAAGAATAAGCAATCAAATAGTGAGATATTTTTTAAAGGCTTAAAGACTTCGAGCGGTGACCAAACGGCTAACTTGAAATCACTGCAAGGTGTTACGACTTGGGTGCTTGATGAAGCCGAGGAATTAGTTGACGAATCGACATTTGACAAGATTAATCTTTCAATCCGTTCAAACGATAAGCAAAACAGGATTATATTAATCCTTAACCCAGCTACAAAAGAACATTGGATATATAGAAAGTTTTTTGAGCAAGAAGGTATTAAAGAAGGCTTTAACGGCACGAAAGGCAATACGACATACATACATACTACCTACGAAGATAACATCAAAAATTTAGGCGTTTCTTTCTTACAAGAGGTTGAGAAAATTAAGATACACAATCCCGAGAAATACCATCACGTTATTTTAGGCGGTTGGCTCGAAAAAGCTGAAGGCGTGGTGTTTACTAATTGGGAGTTTGGCACGTTCAATCCGAACTATCTTCAAACTTCATTCGGAATGGACTTTGGTTTCTCGATTGATCCTGACGCACTAGCAGAAGTGGCTATCGATGTGAAAAATAAATTGCTATATGTCAAAGAACATATTTACCAACGTGGACTTAAAACGCATGAGTTATCAAAAATGTTACTCGAAAAAACTAAAGGCGGTTTGATTATAGCAGATAGCGCCGAGCCGAGATTGATTGATGATTTAAGATTTCAGAAGATAAACATCCAAGCAGTTAAGAAAGGAACGATTGAAAGCGGTATTGTAAGGATGCAAGATTTCAAGATAATAGTTGAGCCGAATAGCACTAACATAGCAAAGGAATTAAACAATTATTGTTATTTGAACAAAGGTTCGAAACTATATGTGGATAATTGGAATCACATAATAGACGCTATTCGATACAATGTGATATACAACCTTGACAATCCAAGCCGTGGCACTTATGGTTTTTACAAAAAAGGTATGTAATTTTACGGATAAATTATATTTATAACCATGCAAGGTAGTATATACGAAATATTAATTAAGGATTTAAAAACATTGTGCTTATCTCATAAGGCGGTTAAGTCGTTCAGAGTAGGTGATATAAGCGCCATTGAACAACCGACTGGGAACGATGGGCCAAACACAAATTCGTATGAGTACATTGCGGTTCACTTAGTGCCATCGACAGCAGTCATGAATGGTCAATCAACTAAATTCGAGTTTGATATGGTTGTGTTTGACCTTTGCAAAGATGACTTGGAATTACAAGTAATAACTCAATCTCAATGTCTTGAAATTACTCGTGACATAATAAGCAAGTTTAACCTTACCGATTGGGAAGGTTTTAGATATAATATTCAACTACCAACAACATCAATGATATTTGATGAATCGTTTGTTAACTCCGTGGCTGGTTATACAACACGAATCATAGTCGAGGTAATTAGTCCGTTCACACTTTGCGAAAATCCTTTTAATTAATGGATCCGCAAAAACTATATATACGACAAGTTACCAAGGCGCTCGAATCACTCGGGCAAGAAATCCTTAATATAATGAAGGCTCAAGCGCCAGTTAAGACTGGTAAGCTAAAGCGGTCGATTAGATATAAAGTAGTAACAAAGAATGGCAATCCTGCATTGTCATTTTATTACATCTATTATGGCGTATATGTAGACTTAGGAACGTATAGTAATGCAGACAAGGCAAGCTATGGAATGAGCCAATTTATTATGCCTAGATGGAATCCGAAGCCAGGTAAGATTGGCAAAGGAATCATGCCAAGATATTGGACATCGTTAAGCGAAGACGCAACGGAGTTGATTGAATACTTCGCAGAGAAATTGCAAAAGACAGTCGGAGCTGATATAGTAGAATTATTAACAGGCGTAACAACTAAAACAAGTAGAGCAACATCATGATAAAAAAAATTAACAGCATATCAATTAAGAAATTCATTGAGATTTCAGATTTAATCAAAGACGATGCAAGTATTCACGACAGAATGGAAGTGATCCGTATTGTTAGCGAATGCGACATGGAAGAGATTAGAATAATACCAGCCAATGTGCTTGATGGTATATGGAATGACTTTGTAAAAAATTGTTTTGATTTGGGCGATGGTTCGATTGATAACATCGTGA